TGTTCGAGCCGTACCCAAGCTCCGGGTACTTCTTGCGGCCGTCGACGTACCGGGCGGTCGCCACGGTCCACGAGTAGGACGGGTCGAAGGCGATGCCGTCGGGGATGTACCCATCGGCGATCACCAAGCCAGCCGCGGCCTCGATGACCGTGTCCGGGGTCAGCAGGGTTGCGGTCACGAGCTCCACGGAGTTCGTGGTTGTCGCGATCCGGTCGCCCACGACGATCGACGCCACAGCGGCGCCGGTCAGGGGGTTGATGCCGTGGAACACGCCGAGGTCGAGCGCGCGCGCCAGTGCCAGGCCGCCCTGGTCTGCGAGGGTCGTGAGGATGCCGAGCTGGTACGCGTCGTCGGCCCACTGCACCTCTTCGTTGAACCGCATCGTGACCTGCACCTTGTGCGGGGTCGCGACCTTGGTTCCGAAGGTGGCGGCGGTCGGCGCCTTGTTCGCACCCTCGCCGACGTACTCGGCGCGAGGGGCCCCGGTGAGGGTCATGTGGGTGACCTCACCGAACTGTTGCGGCTCGGCTCCCGACAGGGCCGCCACAGCGGAGCCGGTCAGGGCCTTGGCGAACAGGCCGGAGGCGATGTTCTTGGGGAGGGTAATGCCAGTAGTTGCGAGAACGGCCATGGCCGTCTCCTTTCAGGTCAGGGGGAGCCGAACAGTTCTCGAGCGGTTTGGAGCTCGTCGCTGTCGGCGGAGTGGGTGGTGCTGCCTTCACGCGGAACGTGGTTCCCGCGCCTCTTGCTTTCGCCTGCACGGCCGATGAGGCGCTGCACCTGCTTGAGCAGCAGCTCGGGCTCGTTCGCGGTCAGGAACAACTCGGCGTCGTCGGCGTCGATCTCGTGCAGCGCGATGAGGTGGGTGCGCAGCGCGTCGGCAACCTTCGCCGGCACCTTCGCCACCTCGGCATCCGCGGCAGCAAGCCGGTTCGCCGTCTTCTCCGATTCGGTGAGGTTGGACGCTTCGAGAGCATCAAACTTCGCAGCCTTGGCTTTCAGGTCGGCGTGATCGGCGTACTTCGCCCGCTCGCGCGTGACTCGATCGGAGATGATCCGGTCGAAGTCAGCCTGGGTTGCGGGAGGCGTGAACCCGCTCGTGCTACCGCCGTCGTTCTGCTGCTCGTTCTGGCTCTCGGCCGTCGACTCGCTCATCTCGGTTGCTCCTTCATGGACCGCGTGTTGACCGCCACGCGTGGGCGTAAACCTCCCCGGCGGGGAGGAAGATGTGGCCCCGTGAGGGGTTGTCTATGGGGTTAGAAGGCCGGCTCTGCCGTGCATCGGCAATAGTCATGTGCTTCAAAGCCGTACCCCTCGACGTAGTGGATCTCACCATCGAGGAGGTTCTCGCACCAACCACACGCACCGTTTCCGACACGCACCCAGCCCTGGGCCTTCGGGTCTCGGATTGACGAGGATCGGACGGTTTCTCGGTCAGCGTTGGAGATGATCCGCTGCAACCCGCCGCTCACCAGGATCAGCGCCGTCGAGTAGTCCGGTTCCGCCTGAAACAGCGGCGTCACACCCCACCGGGCCAGCGCATCCGTGCGGCCTTGGTCGGGAAGCTCTGCCGGGATCGCCCGGAACCTGCCCTTGACCTTCGCAGCGGCCCGCATCTCGTCATACCAGTCAGCGCCCAACGTGGCCGCCCCGCTGCCGTAGATCGACACCAGCCGGGGCAGGACCTCGATCAGCCCGTCCCTAGCAGCCGTGGCTGTGTTGAACTTCGCCCAGATCAGGGTCAGGTCGTCCTGGGCAAGCCCGGTCAGTTCGGCCAGGTCACGCCGATGCGCCGCCGTTAGCGTTGGCACCAGTCACCGCCGGTCGGCCAGCAGCCGCGGCGTCAGTGATCGCCCGCAATGCAGCCGAGCCACCCGTGCGGCGCTTGTCTGCCATCGCCCGCTTGATCTGCTGCTCGTCGAGCCCCAGCAACTCGAGGCCGACCTCGGTCTCAGCGAGCCACGGGATCGCCGCGATCTGCTTCGATCCTGCGTCAGCCTGGGCCGCACGGGACAGGTACACGGGCGAGCGCCACTTGGTGTCGATCGACGCCCACTCGGGCGGGATCGCGTCGAGCCCGTTCCGCATCGCCAACGAGCGAGCCAGGCTACGCCGTAGCGGCGGCGCCCAGTCGTCCGTAGCGCCCTCGGCCTCTGCGATCAGGTCCTCACGGCTGGCGATGTACGAGTCAGCTGACGTCGGGTTGCTCATGTCGGAGACGCCGAGCGACGACAGGGGGATCGACGTCTCGCCCGAGAACAGCTGCGCCTGCTGCTTGAGCTGGTCAATGTGCGGCTGCGGCGAGGACGCGGCGAACTGCTTCACGTCCGCGCGGGGGTTCGCCAATTCCTCGTCGTCGGGGATTGCCTTGATCCGCCCGAGCATGATCTGCCACGACGCCTTCTGAGCGCCGCTCGCATCCTTGAAGATCGACTCGTCCGCGCCCATGAGCCACATCTCAGGGAACGAGTAGACGTCGGCGTGGCCCTCCATGCGGATGACCGTGCGGAGCGCCTGATCGTGCAGCGACATGACGGGCCGCGAGATCCGCGACGTGCCGAACGGGCGCCCGACCCGCGGCTTGTAGACCAGCGGCTCAGCAGGGACGCCCCACGGGTGCTCGGAACGATCCACGGTCCAGCCGCTGCTGTCGTGCTCGGCCGTGATCGTCAGGCCATCCAGGTACAGCGCGAGCGACGTCGGCTTGCCCTCGTCGTCGTCGCGGCCGGTGATCGACAGGAGGTTGCTCAGGTGACGGGCGCGCGGATTCCAATCGCCGGTCGCGCTCATCGCGTCCTTGACGTGGATCAGGCCCTTCGGCTCGCCGGCCGACCCGTCGCCGAGCGTGTTCACCAGGAACGACGTGCCGTGGATCAGGGACGAGATCGACCCAGACGAGACCTCGGTCCCGAGGCTGTTTCCGTCCCACGTCTCGCGGTAGCCGATCGAGTCGAGGTCGCCATCGGGCCACACGAACGCATCGAGGTTGCAGCGGCGCGCGAGGATGTCGACAGCCTTCGCGGACCAGCCGAGCACGATGCCCAGGCGGTAATACTGCGGCGGGATGATGCTCCCGATCTGGCGCAGCGCCCGCTTCCCGTCGTAGTAGCTGGCCCGCAGGAGGTTGCGCGGCTGCTTCTCGTCGAGCTCGTGCAGGAGATGGTTGAGGGTCCGATCCTCGTCGTCACTGAGCCCGGGAAGGGCGAGCCGATCAATCACAGGATCACCGCCCGTCTGCTGTCGCTACCTGTGCGGCCCACGCCGCTCTTGCCTGTCGTCACCGCGTGCAGTGCCAGGGTCACCGCGTCGAGAGGAACCACGTCCACATCGGGAGATAGGGGCTTCCAGCCCCAGCCGCCCGCCGTGCCGATTGTTCGTCTGCCCGCGCCACGAACCGCGTCGTCAAGTTGCTTCTGCGAGGAGTGCGTCAGGCTCGCCGATCGGATCGCCTCGGCGGTCATCGCGTGAGCGGCGATCACCTCGTCGACACTCGGCGTGCAGATGATCCGCTCTGGAATCCCCGCGGCCCGCAGCGCGTTGACGAGCGCACCCGCTCCCGCCTTGCCGTCGACCGTGATCCTCGAGCATCCGCGCCACCGGGCCGACAGCCACGAGACGAGCCGGCCCGTACCGGCTGCCATGTCGCGAACCTCGATGAGCTCGACGTGCGGGACGCCCACGGCGGGGCGCAGAGCGACAGCCAGGGCCACGCGCGAGCCGTCAGCGGAGAACCGCACGGCATAGGCCACGCGACCGTCAAGCGGGGCGGGCGTGTGACCGAGCGCGTCCCACTTTGCCCAGTCGATCTCGGACGGTGCGAGTGCGCCCGTGACGTCCCAGATACCCATACCCTGGCGGCGGAACGACTCTTCACCGAGCAGCCGCTTCATCCGCAGCATCGACGCCTCGGGCGTGCGGTGCGGATAGGAAGGGTTGCCCTTGTGCCACTGACGGCGGTCTTCGCTGTCCGCATTCTCGTCAGCGGAGAACTCCACGAACAGCACGTCGTCGAGTTCGCCCGACAGGGCGCCGCGACGCAGAGACGAGAACGCCTCAGAAGGGTCTGACGGCTTGGGTGGCGTCCCCATCAGGAACACCAACGGGTTCGGCGCCACGTTTGCCGTCGGCACCATGTTCTCAAGTGCCTTCTGCGACAGGATCTGCGCCTCGTCGAATACCAGCACATCCACGTCGTCGAATCCAATCCCAAGCCCGGCCTCGCGAGCGCCGAACATGATCCGCGACCCGTTGACGAACGCGATCTCCTGCTGCCCATTCGCGATGCGGATCGCGAGGATGTAAGGCGCGATCTTCTTCCGCTTCGCCATCCCCTGCAACGACTTGAACGTCTCGTCCGACGTTCGGCCATGGTGCGCCGTCCACACGACCTTGAGCCCCGGGAACAGGACGCACAGCGCAACGATCATCGACCCGACGGTGAACGTCTTGCCCGTCTGGCGGGAGATCGAGATCACCACGCCGCCGATGCCGGCCGCATACTGTCCGTCCGCGCGCTTCGCCAGGATCGAACGGCCCAGGCCGTCCTGCCACTCGTCGAAGACGATCCCGACCCCGCGGCACTTGTCCCGAACCGCCGGCCATCCCGTCGAGACGATCCCAGACGGCAAGATGACATGGCGGGCTAGGTCAGACAGCGACCCAGCGCTCGTCGGGAGTCGTGGCGGCACCGTCTGCCTCCTCGGCCTTCGCGTCCATGACCTCGATGTCCCGGGCGATCTCCATGAGACGCCGGGTCAGAGCTGCCAAGTCGCGAGCGGGAGTGCTCGAGTCCTCGACGGCAGTCGCCACGCGGGCGCGCATCGCCACCAGGAGATCTCGCCGGGTGCCCTCTGCTGCTGCTGTCTCGACCGTGAACGTCCGTTTGGGCGCAGGGGGCGACTCGCCGGGTGCGACCACGCGCAGGGTCTTCCGGGGCATCGCGGTCACCTCGGATCGTGGAAAAATAATGGGGAGAGAACGGCCCTATGCCGCTAGGGTGCCTAGGCGAGGGCGGAAGGGGTGCCTCCCCCTGGTCACCACTCCCGGCTTGTCGTTACCTCGGTTGGTGGTGCGAGTACCCGGTTCGACTTGCGCCGGTTGCACTCACGGTGCGTGAGCTGGCAGTTGCCTCGCTCAAGTGGGTCGCCTCCGAGTGAGACTGGGATCTTCTCGTCGATCTCTGCTCTGCGTGGGTCGGGTACGCAGCCTGTGCAGTCGGGGGTGGTGCATCGCGGGCTGTGTTGTCCAGCCATCAGACTGAGCGTCTTGTCGACCCACTCGTGGCAGATGGCGCACACGTTCTCGGCGGCGAGGATGCGGCGCCTGAGTTGGCGTCTGCGGTAGCCGTTGGCGTTGCGTGGGTTGCCTGCCATCGCCCACCTACTTGCTCCTCGGTTAGTAGGACGCGTCTACCTGGAACGCGTAGAGGTACGTCCCGGCCGTGTACTTGTCGAGACTGACGAGCTGGACTGTCACGGTCGCGTCTTTGGCGACGCTCGTGGCAGATCCGACCAGGGTTGTCACGACGTTCTTCGAGGCGTCCAGGACTGTGACTGTGAACGCGGCGGCCTTCTTGTCGGCACCTGTCGCGTTGGTGATCCGGGCGTTTGCGCCCCAGTTCCCAGCACCGTCAGCCTTCACTGTGGCTGTGGTGATCGTCCACCCGTTGTTGGTCAGCCCTGTTGGGTCAGTCGCATCTGTTGCGGGAGCCGGCGCCGATGCTTTACTGGCTGGCTGCGTGGTCGTCATCGCGGGTAGCGAGCATCCTGTCAGCGCAACGGTGAGGATGGCGGTCGCGGCCCATGCCCTGAGACTCATGCGATCAGGCTAGACCTTGCACAGCACCCACGCCTTGAGTGCGTACAACTCGTGCAGTGTCGCCTCGAACACGCCAGCCGACCTTGCGTACTGGATGGCTGCCGCGATGTCGTCGAGGCTGGTCGTGATCTGCCAGTAGTCCGCGATGCTGCGAGCTACTGAGTCGCTGACGATCTCGCCTGTCTCCTGCCATGCCCTGGTCCAGTAGACGACGTCATCGAGGTAGACCATCGTCCTTGTCCTTGGGATGCTCGATCGTCACGCCGCGTCTGTCCTTGGTTCGCCAGGGCGCTCGCCTGATGGAGTTGCTGCACACGGGGCATGTCCGGCTGTCGTGCGGCTCGTCACGCAGGGGCTCGACCATGTCGCCCCCTCGCTCACTCGTAGTACCCGAAGCGGTAGAGCGAGACAACCAGGTGCGCGAGTAGGTCGCTGTACAGGTACGCGAACGGCTCGTCGTGGTGCGTGAGAACGTCGCTCGCTAGCGCATCATCCGGCACTGTCGAGCCGTAGATCGCGGTGGCTGCGTGGTGCATCTCGTGGCTGATGACTCGGATGCCCAGTCGGCCGCGGGCGAGCCTGACGATGGGAGTGATCGTTCGATCGTTCTCGCCGAGGTACGACTGCGTGATCCCGGCCGATCCGGTCAGGTCGTTGCCGTTGAATCGCGTCCCTGCGGCGCACATCTCGTCAGCCGTGTCGTACACGTGGACGATGCAGCGGCGGAGGTCTCCGAGCGCCCTGCTGCTAAGCCGAATTCGGCGGGAGGCCATCGTCCCCACGGAGGTGGGCTTCGATCGGCCCCATGTCGGGGGTCAGCGTGACTGTGACTTCCTTCGCTCCCACAAGGCGCAGTCGCACCATGGCCTTGAGCGGAACGTCGACCATCTGCCCGCAGTCGGGGCACTCGATGTGGGCTGTCGCGATGGCTGCCATGTCGCCCCCTTCGGTGGGGCCGGGTGTTTGGTCCGGCCCGCGCCTGCCCGCGTCCCGATGCCCGAAGGCGGTGGGATGCCTCAACGGCAAACGAGCCACGGCCCCGATGGGGACATGACTCGTTACATATCGCACCCTAGGGGGACAGCCATGTCACGTCAAGCATCGCGCGGCGTGTCGCGTCATGTCATGCCGTCTTCTCCTTCGCTGCTGCTGCCAGGTCCAGCACATCCCCGTACCTGACGCGCTGCGGGTCACCGTGGGCGTCGATCTTGCCGCGCCGGATCCACTTCTTGATCGTGTCTTCCTTGGCGGCGTGTGCGTTGACCGCCTCCCGGATCGTGACCCATGCGTCGCGGGCGATGACCATCCGCGCCTCGTACTCGGCAGCCGCGTCATACTCCCTGCCGCACGCACACCTGGCCTTCTCGTCACGCGCCCACACGCCGAGCCCGCAGTCTTCGCACACCCGGACGTACTTGCGGCGAGCTGGTGCGTCGATGGCCTGGGTGCAGTCGGCCATCATCTGAGCCAGGTCGTGGATGAGTCCCCAGCCGTCTTGTTCGGCCAGGTACGCGATCCGGGCGGACTGCCGCAGCAGCCACCTGGACATGGCGACCGTGTCGTCACGCAGGGCCGGGACTGTGATGTGGCCCGACTCGCAGATGAGCCGGATCTGGCCCACGAGTTCGCCCCTGAGCCGATGCTGCCAGTAGCCCGCTCTCAGGTCTGCGGGCATGGGCTGGGCTTGGTTCTGTCCGCCCGCGCCGCCGTCTGAGAACCTGGCCTGTTTGCGCTCGGCGATGCCCAGGTCTTCCACCATGGCCGCGACGTTGCCCAAGTCGCACTCCCACGCCTCGACGCATGACGGGCAGATGTACGCGTCGCCGGCCAAGTAGCCGCAGGCTGGGACGCGGCACGGGTTGCCGCTGAGTTGGATGCGGACCTGCTGCGGGTTGGCGTAGGGCTTGGCTTCGAGGTCGAGACTCACTATTCGGGTCATTTCTGGGGCCTTTTCGCGAGAAGTTGTGTTGGCGACTGCGACCCGGTTTGTCCAGGCTTATTCTCAAGAAGTTCTGTTGGCGAGGCCAGCCGAATTATCCCGAGACTATTCTGGGAAAGTTCTGTTGATGCCTCCAACACGATTCCCGCATTTTCTGACACCGTTTTCTTGGAAACTTCTGTTGACGATGGCGACGCGATTGTCCCGACATTTTTCCTGAGAAGTTCTGTTGGCGAGGGCGAAGCGATCTGGGCGGGTTTAATCTCAAGAAGTTCTGTTGGCGATGTTGACCCGTTTCCCTCGACCTTTATCTTGAGAAGTTCTGTTGACGAATCCAACACGATTGCCCCAAAAGTGCCCCGAGCGAGGCCGCAGGGGCTCATGACACTTCCCGCCATGCTGCCTTGGTCTCCATGTGCCACGCCTCGCACTGAGCGCACCACTCGACGTGCCCCTCAGTCGTGAGCCCCACGGCCGCGTCTTGGCTGACGGTGCGGTCGAGCTTGGCTTGGGCTGCGGGCTGGCTGTAGCGCTTGCGTCGGCAGGTCATGGCCGGAACTCGCCGTCATACTCGTCCTCGATCCGCTCAGGGAGCGCGTCGTCAGCCTCGGAGATGGTGAGTTGCCCCAGTGGCCACCCGTTCGCAGCCCTGGGGCCTGTTCTGGCCGTCCCAGTGGCATCCACGGGCTCGGGCAGTCCTAGCGCGTACCGGCACGCGGGGCAGTCGGCGGAGTCGTGGTCGGTGACGTCATGGTCGGCGGGCTCGACGTACGGGTTGTCGGCGAGGGAGAGTAGTTCGCCGTTGCCGTATCGACCGCACCCGCACTCGATCTTCGCCCACGCGCCACAGGTGCACCCATCGGAGCCGCGACGCCATGGGTGGCTGTGTCCGGTAGCCCATGCAATCGCGTTCTCGGCCCGCAGGCGATCGACTTCCGCCTTAGCCTTAGCGGCACGCTGCTCGGCCGGGGTGCGGTCGTAGCCATTGACGATGCGAGTCAGCCGCTCGACTTCGGCAACCTGGGTCGCAATGAACTCGTTGACGCCCTTGAGAATCTGCCCAACCTGCGGAGGCAGTGGCATGGACTCCTCACCGCCATCCTTGCTGGCATAGGCGAGCACTACCGAGTCATCTTCGAGGATCTGGATGTACGGCAACTCGGGGGCTGCGAGGTCGAGCGGGGTCTCACTCATGGCTGGCCTCGTCGGCGGGCCAGGTGACGGCAGCAGCAGCGGCCAGGATTGCGACCTTGACAGCGTCGATCTGGTCAAGCACGTCTTCGCGGACCCGCTCTTCGATCATGTGCTTCGAGATCTCGACCACGCCGTTCCGAATGAACGCCGTCATGTCCTTGATGAGTCGGCCCCACGAGTGCTTCTCATCGGCCCAGAGGGTCATGTCGACGGCCTTCACGGTCTGCTCTCCCTTGCGAGGAATCGACACCCAGACGGTTCCGGTGATAGGGCCGCCCTCGACGCTGACAAGCCTCCAGTAGCGGCTCATGTCGTGCCCGGTGACGATCGGTTCGGTGCTCATTGTGCGTTGGTCTCCTGTCGTGGTTTGAAGCTGCTGGGTCGTACATGTGCGATGAACGCGGGGTCGGATGGCTTAGCGGGCCGCGGTTGCTCCCACTCGTGCGGCGGGAGCTCAGCCGGCACGCCCCAGCCGTGATGGATGCCCTTGCGGACGCCGCAGCCGGGGTAGCCACACTCGCCGCCCATGTCGCCATAGCCGGGCGTGTGGCTGGTGGCGGAGACGGGCTTGCTGAGTGCGACGCGGGCCCGGTTCGTGTGGTCACCGTCGAGTCCGAGGATGGCCGGCGTGTGCTGATCGGGTCGGGTGACGGCTGCGATGATGGCCTGCAGGGTGAGCACGTCGACCTCTTGGCATGGGTTCTTGGCGAGGCTGGCTGCGGCGCCGTGAGCGTCCAGGTCGGGTCGGATGCGGCTCACGAGGTAGGCGATGGCGCTGCGGTCCTTCTCGTTGGCGATCGGCGCCTGGACGTTGGTCATCGAACGCCTCGCATGGCATCGTCGCGAACTCGCGCGTCAGGTAACTGGACGATGCCATGCAATCTCAGCCATGAATTACTACGTCTCGGTGTCTCGGTGTCTCGGTGTCTCTTGTCTGCGTCGGTGGGAGCGAGAACACGAGCGACGGTGGTGGGGACGCTGTAGCGATCGCTATAGCGAACGGTGGAGCGTCCTGGGGAGCGTGCCATTTTGTTCCTCCTCGCATAGTGGGCAGCCCTTCTTGGGCTTCTTGTGGCGGTCGAGGTTGTGGTTCGTGATGAGCGCGCCAACGATGTTCTTGGCCTTCGCTTCGGCCTGCTCTGCGAGGCTCAGGTTCCACTTCATCCAGGAGTGGATCCGCCAGCCTCCGGGGATCTCGTCCCATAGCCCGACGGCGACGAGGCGGGCCGCGTAACGGGATGGCTGCGAGATGGCGTTGCCGATGATGGGCAGGTCGAGGACGTACACGATGCCGTCGCGGTGGTTCTTCTTGACGTACTCGTTCGCACGTCGATAGATCAACTCGGCGAGTGGTCCGGCTTGCATGATGGCTGGGTCGCTGGCTGTGTTGACGTCGCTCGGGACGAACTGGCCGGGGATGCGTCTAGTCATCCGAGCCATCGCCCGTGAATCGGCAAGCCCCAGCGGGCATCACGTCCATGGCACACGCGGGGCAGAAAGCCGGATCGCCATAGGTGACGATGACCTCTCCACCACAGAGGCCGCATGTGGCGTGGACTGGGCACCACAGATCAGGACAAGTGCACTTCGGGTCTGTATTATGGGTCATAGCCCACGACCTCCTGTTCGCTCAGTTGAGGTCGAAGCGGTTAGGTCCCCCTGGTGTTTCCGCACCTCGGGGACCGCTTCTGTTCCGTCCCCAAGTGTACCATCTGCGGACCCTGTAACCCTGTCCTGACTAGGCATTTCGCCTTCCTCGGTTGCTGCGGTTTGTGTCCTGGCCCATGTCCTGAGCCGGTCTGCGACGTGCTGCCAGCTGGGCGGGAGTCGCTTGTGCGCTTCGAGGATGGCTGCGACGGCGAGCGCCTCGGCGGGTGTCAGGGGGCCGGCGTCGGTCATGGCGTCGTCCAGGTGCAGGTGGCGTGCAGCGTGGCTTTGGTGTGCTTCTCGGCTGCCGCGTTGGACTTGGCCCCATCGCCGTGCTCGGGGCAGGAGTAGCAGCGCCAGTGCTCGGCGAGGGTGGCGAGGGTCATGGGCGGGCCTCGCACTCGGGGCAGATGCGTTCGCCGGCGAGGTGCATCGTGCTGGAGCGCCAACCACAGATGGCCCCACAGCGCGCCCTGACTGGCATCCAGTCGCCGTCAGGAACGTCGATCAGGTGGATGGGCTCGCCCGTTCCGACGCCGCCGCGTACGAACTCAGGTGTGATCTCGCGCAGTCCGTAGTAGGTGGTGGTCATGATGTCTCCTCGCCGGTCAGCAGGTCGATGTAGGCCCGTCGCGGCTCGTCCCCAACACGCAGCAGCCAGACGCACTCGAACTGCCCCACGGGGCGGGGCTGGTCCTTGCCTGGCTCGGCGAGTGACCAGAAGGCCCAGCCGTCCTTGTACTGCAGTTCAGCCAGGTCTAGGAGGTAGCCGTTCGCGTTCTTGCTGAGGTGCGGGATCGGGTCGCCGAACAGGTCGTGGCTCATGTCCACAGCCCCCAGACGATGACGGCCGCGAACCAGGCGACGGAGAGCGCGAGGGCGACGATCTGCCAGCGCGGGCTGATCATGACGCGTCCGGGATGTTCGGGCCGTCAGCGGGAAGGAGTTGGGTCAGCGCGTCGATCGCCTCAGCGCACTCGGTCTTCGTCAGCGCCTTCGTGGACTCGACCACGCGGCCCAGCCCCTCGGACAGCCAGCGGCGGAACTCGTCCTTGTCGGGCACGACCTTGCCCGCCAGCGTCCACAGCGCCTTCGACTGCGCATCGGTGCGTAGTCCCTTGTCGCGGGCAGGTTGAGGGTTGGGAGTCTCAGGTGCAGGTTGAGACTTTGGCGCTCTTGCTCTCGCGGTCGGCTTCTCGTTCGACCCAAGTTCGGGCGTCGACTCAAGCTCGTCCTTCGTCCACAGATCGAGGGCGACCCCGAAGCGCATCGCAGCGTTACGGATCGCGTCGCCGATGATCTCCTTCATGCTCTTGCCGTCGCCGACGCCGAGCCGGGTCACGCCGCAAACGGTGAGCCGGATCCACAGGTTCCCGCTCCGGTCGAGTGCAGGCAGTCCGTTGGCGTCGAGCGCCAGGGGCTCCCATGTCCATGCCGGGTCGACACTGAGCAGGCGGTCAGTGACGGCCGCGTGGCCTACGAAGTCGAGGTGGACGGCGGGCAAGCCGTGGTAGCCGCCGCACTCGTTGCACTGTCCCTTGGTTGAGTCGGCCTTGTATGGCTTCGGGAGGATGCCGATGGCCTCCCTTGGGAACGGCTTCCGGAGTGCCGCGAGTGGTGCGGTCTGGTCAGACATCGGTGTCTCCCCCTGTGATTGCGAGCGGGCTGTGCATGGTGGCCTCGAGCGCGGTCAGCGCCCAGGCCCGGGCGTCGTCGGTCTTGGTGACGACGAGGTTCGGTGAGGCTTGCGTCACTCCGAGTCCGGGGACCTCGAGGACCTCGCCCGTCTGCGGATCGGTCCACTCGCCCCCGCCCTTGAGCAAGGTGGTGACCCACGCCGAGTTGAGGGTGGGCGCCGGGGTGATGATCGCGGCGGGTGCGTGGACCATCGCCCACGCCATGAGCGCGGCGTAGTCGATGACCTTGGCGGCAGGTTTGGTCTGGGTCATCTGCACGGCCCCGATCTGTACGCCGTCGACGTAGGCGGTCGTGCGGTCGCCGGGGTTGAGCTCGGGCCGCAGCTCTTGGCGGATCTCCTCGACCCGGTCGCCGATGGCGTCGCGGACGGCGGACGCCATGACGAGGCGGGCGGCCTGTTCTGTGGTCAACATGCTGTTCCTTCCGGGGTGAAGTCGAGGAGCAGGGCGATGGGCTTGGTGAGGCGTGCGGTGATCAGCGGCAGATACGCGGCATCACGCTCGATCGCGATGCACCGGAAGCCCTCGATGACGCACGCCTCAGCCGTAGTGCCGGACCCGGCGAAGGGCTCGAGGACGGTCCCGCCGGGTGGGGTGACGAGCCGCACGAGCCAGCGCATGAGGGCGAGGGGCTTCACGGTCGGATGGGCGACCCGGTCGCTACGTTCCTTGGTCGCCACGAAAGCGAAGTCATCATGCCCGCAGGCTGGTTGTGTCTCACCTGATCTGATGGTTCTGTTACCGCATACGCGACACTGACGGATCTTTCCGCTGGCGCCCTCGATGACCCGGCTCTCACCGGCACCCTCGCTGTCATACGACGGGCGTTCGGCCGTGGGCGCCTTGGCCTCGTAGCGGAACGTCGGGAACGGCTTGCCGTTGTGCGCGGCTGCGTGTTCGTCGCGTGCATCGCGGTGCCATCCGGACTGATCCTCGCCGCACACGTCGCACACGTCGTAGCGGAAGGTGGGAAAGAACCGAGATGCGCCTACTTCGGCACCGTCGTCGCGATGGTTCTGTCGGGTCGTGGGCGAGCCGCCGCCAAAGTGGGACGCAGCCATGGTCGACGGGTTCGTCGGCTTCTGTGTGTGCAGCGTCCCGCTCTGCGCGTCGAGGGCGTCTGCCTGTGAGTCGTCGAGGACCACGTTCGCCGGCCAGCGACCAGCGGGGTTTCCTGTCGGCGCATATTCCCGGCACCCGTCGATATTCAGCGCGCCCGTGCCATACGCCAGGACGTTCGCGGCGACCGTGCCCACGAGAGGCTTGCGGGCGACGACGATGGGCTCGAACGCGGGCTTGAGCGCCGTGCCCCAGCCCTGCCAGCGAGCGGCATCGGGGGTTGCTGGGGCAGTAAGGACGCCGACTGATGCAGGGTCCGTGTAGCCGCCCCGGCCGGGGTCGTGCCGCTCGTTGAAGTTGCGGGCGTTGTCCACGCCCCGCCTGATTTCCGCTCCCTTCTTCGCCTGGAAGTCTGCGCGAACGCCAACGACCTCCCGCTCTGCCCCGGCCGCCTTGTCGATGGCCTTGGACACGTCCAGCGACTTCGGGAAGCCCGACCCGTACAGCCATGCGATGGAGTCGCGGATCTCGAACCCGGCATCCTCAACAGCACACGCGAGCCGGTGCCACGTCCGGGTGCCGCCGAACGCGAGCAGGTGGCCGCCCGGCTTGAGGACGCGCAGGCACTCGATCGCCCACAGTTCACACCACCGCTGGAAGGCGAGCGGCGCACCGGGACGCGGCTTGGCGGGAACGCCGGACAGATATCCGCCATAGTTCTTAGCCCACCACTCGTCGGAATCGCGCTGCGACTTCCTAGTCTCATCTGACATGCCGCGGGCTGGGCCTCCAAAGGAGTCCCACTCCTTGCCCATGAACTCGAGGCCGTAGGGCGGGTCTGTGCAAACCGAGTCGACCGAGGCGTCGGGCAGGGTCCGCATCACGTCGAGGCAGTCGCCGTGGTGCAGGACGACCTGCTCGTCGGAGTAGTACGGCGTGCTCATATCGTCTTCACCCATCTCTGGATCGATGCGCGGATGTGGTCGGGGACGTAGCCGGGGTCGGGGATGGCGCACATGGGGCAGCCGGGTCCGTGCGGGCACGTGTCCCGGGTCAGGTGCTCGCCGCGCGGGTTGCACTCGCCGCACGTCCGCTCGCCGCAGTAGCCGTAGCGCATCGCGAGCCAGCCGTCCTGGCCGTACACGTCCACGCAGGGCGTGCCCTTGCCGTGCTCGAGGATGGCGTGGCACGTGGCTGCTGCGAGCGCTTCCGCGTCGCTGACGGCCTGCGACGTGTACCCGCCGGGGCACCAGGGGCAGGCCCAGTCCCAGGGGGCGCCAGATGCGGGCTCGGCGTAGCGGACAGTCATGTGGCGGCTCATGCCGCGCTCCACAGACTCACGCCGTACGCAGCGCGCACATCGACCAGGCGGCCGTGACGCTCCAGCCGCCGCGCCAGGCTCGTCGTCTCCACATAGCCGCAGCGGGCCGCAGCCTCGGGCCAGGATCGGCCGGCATCGGCCATGTCCATCAGGTCTTCGATCAGCTCGTCGATCGTGATCGGGATCGGATGCAGCCCGCGAGGCTTGACCCGCGCGTCGTCGATCGTGTCGTCGTCCCAGGCGAGCGGTGGAGCCCAGCCCTTGCGGCGGGCGTCACGGATGACGCGCCGGTTCGGGGTCGGGCAGCCTGCCCACAGTTCGTTGTAGAGCCGGACGATCGCGGTAGCCGATGCGGG